AAAAACCTACGATGTTAGTCAGCGTACCGTGGCTGATGAGACCACTAACCCCTAGGGTACTAACGCTTTCGCAACAAACCGGAACTGCCCCGGAACTAACAAAGGTGTTTGACCAAAACACAAAATATATATGGTCGTGGAAGCGTGAGTAACGCATGAAACCCATAAGAGTGTAAGAATACTGTTAACCAAGAAGAGCCAAAGGAGCAGCAGCCATCTCCATTTCAGAGATGAGAGGAGCTCGTAACTCAGCCAAGTTAGCTACGGCTTGACTTTGTCTACGCAAGTTAGCAAAGTAAGCACTTACCGCACCAGCCAACGTACCACCTCCTATCCCGCCAAGAATTTCTTCTCGAGTTAAGGATGGAGTAGATGAATTAGCTATATCTTCCAAGCCTCCACGAATAGGTTCTTGCGGGTGACCACCCGCCGATCCCTATAAGCGAGCGTGAGCGGAAGAAGATTCTTCACGAGCGGCGTTCACTAATGCAGGTGCAGCAGCATGTACATCTTTGGCCCCTAACCCTGGAACAGTGTTAATAGGCCAACGAGTTAACATTTGTGCGTCTACATTGTAAACATAATTTTGAAGAAAGTTAGTGCTAGTATTTGATTGTTTGTCTATAACGATAACTGTTGTTGAAAATGGTCTATTAGACTCAGCAGTAGCAGCAACAGAGGTTTGGCAGAAGATGGAAAAGAATTCGTCAAATGTGTACGTCCCATGGTGAGGATAAAAGTTGTTATAATCAACTTCGTCTACAATATGACAAGGGATACATTTACCGTATACCTTACCCGATGGAGTGAATTCACTTCCAGCATAAGTACGTAACAAATGCTCTGGTAATGACTTAATTTCGTTCATAGTAGTAGTCCATTGTGCTGCAGTCATTAATGATGGTAGGACGGGTAAAGTTAACCGTTGAGCTAAATTTGCCACATACACTCTACCAGACACATAAAGATTAGGAGTGACGTTAGTCAATCTTATGCCCACTTTACTAGCTTTAGAACTTGAAGCACCTCCAGCGGAGCCTGCTACCGATAATAAAGGTAAAGTGTGTACAAGTTTGGTCATAGTCCCAGTCCCAACCGTGTCCCAAGACACAATAGATGCTACACTACCAGTTCCACCAGCATTAGTAACAAAAATCATTGTAGCATAGTTTAACAATTGGTCAAAATCCAACCGAACCGTTTGATTGATCGGATAACAACCAGCTTGAGTAGTGAGCGAAGGTGGAATATGCATTGAACATGGATCATTGATCTCACGCAAACGACTGACAACATCCACTTTGCTTACCTTCGAAGCTTTTTGTTTAACTTTATTCTTACGAATCTTACGAATAACACGATTACTGCGTAACGCGGGAGCTTTAGTCTTAGGTTTAGCCATTATATGGATGGCGCCATATCCATAAGCTTCTTAACATAAGCGCAAAACCCACGCGGAAAATCAGCAATTATGTCGGAGGAAGATGTGTCGGCACCAACGCTAGTGTTGAACACATCAAAGTTACGATCGTCTGGTAAGCCCGTGGATAGACGCAATAACCTATCCTGCACCTTCTTGGGTAAAGGTGATGCATTCTGCTCCTTTCCCGCATAAGAATCATGAAACAGTGCTTCAATGATCTTACCGCCGTGAGCGTCACGCATAGCTTTAAAGTAACCAGCAATCCAGTCTTGCTTGCCAGCAAACTGCAAGTAACGAGAGTGATAACTAGAAGAAGCCACGTCAATTAATTTTTGCGTGCTCAATGTATAAGATGACTTCACTAGTGCCTTGTTAATGCACGGAACAAAAGCACCACCACAATCTTTACCATAATAGGGCTTGCCAAGTTTGTCAAACATGATATGACAGCCAACAAACTCGACGACTGTAGTAGAATCGTTACTGGATGTTTCTAAAGTGCAATCCAAACCTAAAGTGTGATAATTTTCTTCAATTTTATCACGTTTAGAAAGCAATTTCTTAACAACCTGTACCAATCCGTCATCACCCTCAAAACACCCATCGAAGAAAGAATATATCGCATGTCCGTCTTCATCTACAAAGTGCGTTTTGTACCAAGGATTAACGATATTTAACGAACTAGTTGCCATGTCACGCACGATATCGCATGGTCTGTCGAAAATACAAGTGATGGTGGCTAGAAATTCGACAATCCAATTAAGGACTGAAGTGCCACGATCACCTGAAGCGCGTGTTCGCAAGCCTTCAACGAGAATACGTAAATTCCCGTCAGCTCGTAGAACACCAGTAGCAATAAAACGCTCACGATCTTCTATTAATTCTTTCATCCATTCTTTCTTGCTATCACACTGGATGAAGTCAGCTATTTTGATAATTAAATCAATTTCCACACGTAACAGACCATCTACGGTACAGCTGAAATCAAAAGCGCTCTGATCGATCCCAAAAATAGCGAAATTTTCGATAAGTTTGTCTGATACGATAGGGCCTTTAATGTCCTTGTTATAACGTATAGGTCGGCGCTTCTGGCTTAAACGTTCACACAAATGGTCCAAAACGATGCGTTTATCTTCATCTTTTATGCACATGTCCTTGCCTATATTCTTAAATATGACTTCTTCAAGAACATGTATCACTTGGAGATTCCGAATACACTTTTCTGGACCTTCATTTTGAATGATACGTGCAGATTTGCCTTGTTTAAACCCGACTTCAGATTTGATATGCCAATCAACAGCAAACGCCAACTTAGGATGTTCAGTCAAATTTTGATAACTAGTGTCAAATTTGGCATCTGACCATTTCTTAGGCTTAGCGTTTTTGATATCAAAATCATGAAGAGCATGTTTAATGTTATCATGCGAAAACCAATGCGTGGCCATAGCTTTGCCAGCATTGATATAATTAGCAAAAAGTTGTGAGGTTTTATTAAGAGTGTACTT